GAGCATGTCTTTTAGTGTTTTTATTCTTGTACTAATGTTAGGCTTAGACAGATCCCCCGGTCTTAGTAGTGCAAGCTCACCTGACTCCTTGTTGATGGCTAGAAAACCACCTTCAGACGTTCCCTCTGCCGCCTCATAGCCTGCTAACTGAGCCATGTACCCAAAGGGATCATCTACTGCAAGCGTTCCCTCAGAGAACTTTCTGAAGGCGTAGTTGGAGGCAGTCTTTACATCAACAACTTCACCATCAATCTTACAGTCCATGTGTCCCTTGATACCATCAACTTCTACTTCTTTCTGCTCATCTGTTACGTCATGCCCAGCCATCTTTACTAGAAGAAGCAACACCTCTTCAAGCAGATGACCGTACAGGAACTTAATGTGCATGTGTGGGTGCATAGTAGAGGGTTCATCTAAGTCTCTGCGTGACTCATACCACAACTGTCGCGCAGGCTTACCTATGTTGCTCATACGCAAGCCCTTGGACTGCTTGTGCGGCTCTGCCCAGTGGACTAGTGCAGCCTTCATACGCTCTCCAAAGTCTTCTATGAGATCGTCAGAGAACTCTAGAGGTAGACCCTGTGAAAGAGCATCCAGCTTTGCGTAGATGTCAGGTACTAGATTGTCTAGATCTTTAGAAGAGTTCAAACTGCCCTCCAATATCGAATAGTTTATCAAGTTCTGTAACGGCTACATTAGACCCCATGTAAAACCACTCACCTTTACGCCCACGGCCTTCTATAGTTAAAGCTTTATGGGCCTTAGCTTCAGATTCACGCCTGTTAGATACCTTATAGGATTTTACAATCTCATAGTCTCTGTGGGGTGACGATGTTTGATATTGCTTTAATCTATCTTGGGAATCAACAGCCATTCCAACCTTAACCCAGCCGGGAAATGCAGGGTTGTATATAATATATACTTCACCCTCTGTAGATCTCTCGTAGTTATCTAGGGAACTAAACGCTGCGTCAGTAAATCCTTTGTATCGTCCGGGTTTATGTAGTGGGTGGGACTTAGAAATGTAATTACCGTCTACCCACATTCTTGTGTTCTGAATGTTCTGTGCCGCAATAGCCCTACGTCTATTTTTGTCATGGGCATTTATGTACCACCATTCTCCATCTTCAAAAATGTACTCACCATTCTTAGGATTAGTAGGGTTAGTGGGTTTCTGACCAGTTTCTTCCGACATTGTATTCCCCGTCTAGTGGACAGTTGAGTGATAAGTGTTTACCTGCGGCTATGATAGCATCAACACCCAGCATACCTACCTGCTCTGCGTGTGCTTCCAAAGCCTCTACCTGCCATTCATCGTGTACATTACAAACAAACTTAGCATCTAGCTTATTGTTTGATAAAGCCTTGTCAAACATTACCAAGGCTTGCTTCATAACAATAGCACCCGCACCCTGTAACAGCGTGTTAAGTGCTGAGTGTTCTGAACGTACAAACAGCTTGCGCCCATCTAACCCCTTGAGGTAGCCTCTTGTTGACGCTCTTGCAACCTTGTTTTTAAGAGCAGTGAATGATGGTAGATTATCGAAGAAAGATTGTCTAAGTCCTGCACCAGTGTCTCTACCTCCTCCTGCCACACTGCCAAGCTTTTCATCTCCTGCTCCGTATAAGAGGGCATAGATGAATGTCTTAGCCTGATTTCTTGATTCAAGTCCCGCAAGTCTTTGATTAGCTGTGTGGACATCACCGTTAATGATTTCATTTGTATAGTCCTCATCTTCCATATAGTGTGCAAGCATTCGTAACTCAAGACCACTAGCGTCTATACCTACCAGCTTGTAACCCTTGGGTACAGTCCATACTGCTCTGCACTCTTTACCGTAGGGCGAGTTAGAGCTAGGTACTTGTGCCATGTTAGGTTCACGGTGGGTCATGCGGCCTGTGATAGTACCGTTAGGTATTACATAGCCATGTACTCTACCGTCTTCTTTCACAGCGTTGATCCAAGACTTAATCTGTGCCTCACGCTTTTGATACATCAGGTAGTCTTTTATAAGCTCTGCCTGTGGTATGTCGTTTATAAGCGACAAAGTTTTCTCATTCACAATAGGTCTACCGTTAACAGTAAACTCCGTAGGCTTCCAACCAAACTCAATCAGGTACTCTCCTACCTGCTTACGTGATCCTATGTTGAAGTCAACCTGAGTTATTCTAGTCGTTGTGAATGCTGCGGGTTTAGACAGCTCCTCATATTCCTCATCTCTAAGCCTGACTCCCGGCCCATTGAAGGTATCCCAGCTACCTGTCTTTGACAAGCCGCCAGACTTCTTCTCCCTGCGGTAAATGATACGCTCATCCATCTTAGGTTTAAAAACCTTAGCAACCTCTGCTTCTTTATCAGCCATGTTCTCACGCATTAGAGCGAGTAACATTGTCGCTGCGTACTCATCAAAGTAAAAGCCTGTGCGCTCTTGATCCTTGAGGATACTAGCCACCTCAGTTTCTAAGGCCATAGATCTAGGATCAAAGCCTACGCCTTCGCGTTGTAAGTCTTTGTAGACCTTCACGTTCAAGGCAACATCACGCTTACAGTAGGTCATCATCTCAGGGCTGTAACAATCAAACTCCTTAAAGTCTATCTTGCCAAGTCCTAGCTTCTGCCCCCACACTGCTAGGCTGTGACCGCCTTCACGTACTGGGTTAAAGAGCCGGGAAAGCACCAGCGTATCTATTAGTTTCTGTTCGCCTAGTTTAAATGAGGTCAGATCTTCAAGCACTGGTATGTCAAAGCCAATGATGTTATGCCCTGAGAGTTGTGAGGCTTTGTTAAGAAGCTCTACTCCCTGTTCAATATCATCAGGCCCAAACGCCCAGACCTCTCCTGTATCTACCTCTTGTGCTACTAGACACCATATCTTTGTGGCATCTAAGCCATCAGTTTCTATGTCAAATAGTATCTTCATTCAAAGGCTAACCCTGTCTCTTCTTCAAAGGTTATGTCAGTATCATCAACCTCGTTGAGTCTTCCAGTATCCTTGTCATACTGTAGATAGGTAGCGATCCCTACATCCCCTGTGTATCTAGACTTCAAGATACGCACACGGGTAGTAGATGCTACCACAGGATCATCAGCTTGCTGGTTTCTTTCTAAGGTTATAACACAGTCAGATAGCTGTGCGATAGATTGACTGCCCCTGAGATGGCTCAGATCTGTCTCTGCGCCCTTTTCATGGCCCTTGTTACCATCTATACGTCTTAGGTGAGAAACCAGTATAAGCCCCGCTCCTGTCTCCTCTGCGAGGCTTCGTAGCCTAGTCATAATGGAGTCAATGGATCGGCGTTCATCGCCTTCCAAGGTTGCAGACACCATCATGTGTAGGTGATCTATAACAACCCACTTACACTCGCAGCCCACAATCATATAGCGCAGCTTAGAAAAGATGCCATCAATATCATTGGAGCCAAAGTGTGCGTGTATCCACACCCTGTCGTTGTTGTCATTGTCTATAAAGAGATCATCAAAAAGAATGTCTAGTTCTTCTTTTGAGTGTTCTTCCCTGATTCGATCAATGTGTAGTTTAGCGTTGGCCTCAATAGATAGTATACCATCCACTGTGCGAGTCCAATCTTCCTCCAAGGCGACGATGCCTATGTTGTCTTCTGTCTGCTTTATAAGCCAGTGTTCTAGTTCGCGTGTAACAGCAGTCTTGCCCAAGCCTGTGCCTCCTGCAACAAGAACCAACTCACCTGTGCGTAAGCCTTCAAGCTTTTTGTTAAGCCCTTCCCAAGGATAAGGAATAGCTTTCTTCTTTACACGATTGTGATACTTGTCCTTATTCTCACTGACATTCATCACACCACTAGGCGTGTAAGTCTTAGCATTCCACCAAGAATTAACATAAGAGCCGTGCTGATTCTTACGCAACATATCATTGGCATCTTTATGACCATCAGGCATGACCATAATCTTAGCCTTGTTAGGCTTGAGCAGACGCGCAACCTTCTTCGCTGCTTCCTGTCCGGGCTTGTCGGCATCAAAGCAGATCACGATGTTGTCAAACTTCTCAAGAAATTCTATTTGAGATTTAACATCCTTCTCTGCGCCCTGCGCTCCATTCTTAACAGATACCACAGGCCACTTAGAACCCAGCAACTCGTAAGCTGCCATAGCATCGCACTCACCCTCAGTAATGGTAATGTACTTACCACCCTTATCACCGACAGTGTGTTGTCCGAACAAGCCACACTCTGAGATAGGGCCAGAGGCTGTGAAGCCTTTGTCACTAACATACCTAGTCTTGTATGCGACTTCTTCAGATCCATTGTAGTAGGGGTAGAAGTGTCGGGATACTTCATTTTTTGAATTTACTACTGATCTAACACCATATTTCTTTGCAGTTGTCAGCGATATTCCTCTGTCATGCAAAGCATTAAAGTCTCCTTCAGTTATTGCGACATTATCTTTTACAAGTTTCGGGGCTTGTATCATTCCTCCCCCTTCGTAAGTATAAAATGTTCCACAAGAAAAGCACTTGGCAGTACCATCCTCATTGATGCTTGCTCCGTCACTGCTATTGCATACTGAACAGGGCTTGTGAGTTTCTATAAAAGACATTTAAGTCTCCATAAAAGTAAGGGGCCTTGCAGCCCCTCAGTTTAGTCCATAGAGTCCAATGGCTCTGGCTTCTCCTCCACCACTAGCATCTCTTCAGTTAACTGTGCTGCTAAAACACTATTAAACCCCTTGAGAGCCATGTCTAGTTTAGCCACAGTCTTCTGTGCTGCCCTCAACTCTTTGTCTGTCTCCAGCAAAAGATTGAATGCAAGCTTACCCTCATCCGTAAATTTCTCTACGGCATAGGTTCCATCGTCGGCTGTAAAAGTCCAGCCCTTAGCTTCTTCACTCATAACAGATCCTCTAAAATGCTAGTGCAGCTTCGCCAGCAGCACCCTGACCATACTCAACAAGATCCAAGATCTGTACGTTCTCAAGGATTGCACGTTTGTACTGCTTGTTAGGCCCGTACACGGCTGAACGCCACTGCACTGCAACCTTTGAGCCGTTACCAATCTGCACATCAATCTCATTCTTGTCAGTGTCAACAAGCTTAGGCACAGGGTTCTTCTCACCCTTACCGTTTACTTCCCACTGATAGAAATGAATCACTGGATCTTCAGTGTACTTGGAACGCCCAGCAGCCTTAATACCGACGTTAAAGCCAGCAGCAATAAACTGCTCATAGACTTCATCCGATACCGCTAGGTTAATCTCATACCCATTGCGATCACCGCTGAAGTTAGGGACAGGTACTTTTACATGGGGATAAAATGCTTCTCCAGTTAACACCTGTGGGATACCATCAATCATACGCATAAAGTTTCTCCTTTGTTAGCGTGTGTAAAAGACTAGCACGGATGAGGTGCTTGGTCAAGAAAAAATTCAGCTACAACACATTCAAGGTCAGCATCTATACCATCGTCTACCTCCAAGCAATGTCGGCCTTTGCCGTAATAGTCAAGCTTCAGATCATATGTGGACTTGTTAGTGTACAACATCCCAATAATATTCGACCTCTTGAATGCCTCAAAATCTTCTGAGGTTACTTCAAATAACATCAGCCATCTCCAAGCTTATCAACAAACTCAACAAACAATGCAGTAAGATCATCGTCACGTATCCTCCAAGAACCTACCTCAGAGCAACGATCTTCAACAAAAGATATAAACTTAATCTTTAACCTACTTGAAGGTGGGCTTGCTCCTATACGCAGAGCAAACAACTGACACCACCAATCATCAACCTCACTACAGAACTCCATTCTAGTGTCTACAGCACTCATTTTAAATTATCTCCTTTCAAAACTTAAAAAATATTTTATCATAAATTTTCAGGGGTGTCGGAAAAAAAATCATCTACCGATGAAAAAAGTTCAGACATAACCCTCTGCCTTCTCTCTTCTCTGATGCCTTCCTCAAAATCCTCAAGCTCCCCGGTGTAGTAGTAGTATTCTTCTTCTGGTTCCATGCTATCCCCCATTTTATAAACTATCACTGTACTCCTCCTTTGATACTTGTAAGTAGTTCTCAATAAAACCTATGCAAAAGTCATCACCATACTTCATGCACAGATTTAGTGCGTCTTCTCTGACATCATCTGTTACAGCCGCACCCTCATAGTACACAGCAGTATACAGGAGAATATGATTACATAGCTCTATGATGTTACGCATCATGTGTACCTTAAAATACTTTTAACTACGTCCTTTGAAGTACCCATCTCCCTAGCTATTTCACCGTAGCTAAGTCCATGCCTTCTCCAATAGATAGCATCAGATACCCTCTTAGGTGGCGGTTCAGTGGCACCAGCAGGCCAGTACCTATTGATGAAAATATCATCAAGCTTTTCTTGAGCCTTGATAGCCCTATAGAATGTGTCACTCATACAGCCATGCCTCTCTTAACCTTAGCCCATAAGAGATCACTTCTAAGATCCCTCAGGGCGTTAGATCCATCAATAAGGCGTTCACGTTTTACACCCTTAGACTTCACGATCTCCTCCTCAAAAGAACTGATTTCTTTTGAAAGAGTCTGACGTATCTCTCTGTGTACAAGAGTACGCAGTTGCTTCTTAAACTCTTCTGCACTACGGGCATTGAGTATCAGAGCCTGCCGACTCTCAGAATGAATCACAAAGTGATCCACAAATATATCTATATTATCCATGTCAATCTCCAGATTAAAGGTGAGCAGTTTATCCACGTACTCAGGTGGCAGGAGAGTTCCTATGCAGCCCTTCTCACATTGGTGCGACCCTTCTTATCTGTGATAAAGAAGAAGCCTCCACGTTCATGGTGAGGAAAGTACCATGACCTTTTGCCAAAGTGAATGCCTGTGTAGCATCGACCTTCATTAAAGCCATAGCGCGTCTTGAATTTTCTTACTCTATAAATCATTTTAGATCTCCATTATTCCTGTTATCTCTGTATCAAGCAAGTCTGGTGAGGGCTTTATCAAAGTCTCCACCAACCACTGTGCATCGTCCTTGTCCCTAGCCCTCACAGTAAGGCTCATATTCACCTCAAACTCAAAGGTCAGATCATCATCATCGGGCTGATTCCAAGGTGCGTCAGGGTGGCCCTTGTGGGCCTCCACCCAGCATATATCTTCACTCATCCTTTAGTCTCCACAGTTATACCAATGTCCTTCTCAGCAACATGAAAGAAGGTGATCTCATCTGTCACTGTACCTTTCCTGTTAAGTTCCCTAACAAGGCTCTGCATATCGAACCTATTAATACCAAAATCAGCAGCAATAGATTGAGCCTCATCCGACTCTACAGCAATAGTCTCATGCCTAGTGACCCTGATAGTAGTCCAGCCATTCTCTAAGTCGCGCTCAACATTGATGCTCTTTACATTATGAAAATTCATATTCCGTACTCCATTAACCATTCTTGTGTTGCGGATTCTAATGTTCCGTATTCTTTTATCTCACGGCTGTATGTGTCGCCGTATTCCCAGCTACCATACGTCAAAGGTGACTTGGCTGCAACAAACCATCGTGCATAAGGATTATCTTTCTCCTTCTTTGCAGCTTGGTACGTCTTCAGTACACGCCACTCCCAGCCTTGTGCATTGGTGAATGTAGCGTATGGCTGCTCCACCTTCACAGTCTTACCGAACTTAGTTCTATTGCTCACTAGCTTTTTCCTCTACATAAATTCTAATGTACTTGGACTTCTCCAAGGGCTGACCGTAAGCATACCGCCTCCAGTTCTCACCGTCAACAAGTCCTTGACCACGCACCCGTAGGCTATACCTATCTCTGTTCAGATACTTACGCATCCGCTCCACTAGCTCACGCCCGGCCTCGTCATTAGGTATACGGGTGAACACATACTTAGGACTCCTCATCATCTTCCTCCACAAAAAAGTTAACACCTGCTAACCGCTGACCGTACATATCTACGTTGTCTGGATCAGCGTTATGCTCCACTGGACACTGCGCCATCCACTCCCAAAACTTATCATCGTACAAGTCCATAGTCCTCTACCTCCTCACTGTCTATACCGCCTTCATATTCCTTACTGTGTGCTGGCAGTAGACCACCGCTGAAGGCAATCTCTTCTGCCTCTTCCCAATCTTTTGCAACAACATAGTAAGTGTTCGTAACTATTGTCTGAATCTCAACCTTAAACTTTTTCATATCAACCCCACTGTGAAGCCATAGCATCTGCTAGACCTTGAAAAGTTTTGCTGCGTATCTTCCACCTATCCTCTGAGGGTGGCAGGTAATGCAGCCTCATTTGCTCACGCCTTGGAAGCTTGTCATACTCCTCCTTAACATTGTTAGTATCGCCCAGCTTGGGCAAGCCATGCAACCACAAGCCTGTCTTTTTAGACTCAGCATGACCGAACATCCAAGGCTGTACATACTGCGTTGGCTTGAATGGTAGCACCCCCACAGGGTTCTCCATACACACTTTGTCGCAGGCAATAATAGCCAACTGATAAAGCTTTGTAGTCCACTCAATCGACCGCAAACGCTCGTCATGCTTAGGCATTCCCTTCGCATAGGTAGAGTTGCCACTGACCGCTAAGGCTGTACAGGGTGGGTGCATGATAATCAAATCCCAATCGTCCCAACCTATAGCCTCCTCGCAGTCCATCTGCAAGTGATACTCGCTACCATCATCAGCAGGCAACAGATCATTAGACCAAACTTCATGCCCAAGTTTCCTGAAAGCTTCACGGACTGTGCCGCTAGACTCACACGCTACAAGTACTTTCATTGCTCAACTCCTAATTAACAAAGTGCAAATCAAAAGAGTAGTACGGCTCAGTGTAGCCAAAAGGCCCACCAATCTCCATTGATGCAGGTATAGCCCACTGATACGGCCCAGCCTCCCACACTACCGCCCATTGCTTGCTGCCTGAGTACTGCTCTGTCCTCTCAGGGTTCATCAGCATAACCTCAGACTCACGCTGCCCTAGATCAACTGCAAGCTTTACAAGCTCCGAATACAAAGCCTTGGCTGCACCCGCAGCAGTCTTGTAGTTCTCAGGCTTAAAATCTATCTGCATACCATCTATCTTAATCATCTCAGATCCTCTTACTTATAACTTGCTTCACCAAGCCACCCCAGCTAGAGCGATTTGCCTCATGGTACTTGTTCGCCTTGTCAAAGGCTGATGGGCCTGTGAACAACTTGGACTTCATTGTACCGTCACGGTAGTGAACTTCAACCACATAATTAAATGTCATACTTCTTACCTGCCTTCCTTATCGCTTTGTTGCCTGCACGTTTGGCGTTGTAGCCTCGACGTTTGCTGGCATTTCTTGGCCTGCCATAAGAGCCTGCCGACCTCCTTCCTATTGCCTTATCAGTCCTATTCATCTGTCCTCCAAGTTCCTAACATTTGTTAGGTTTTACCCTACTGCGATCAAATTATCAACAACAAAGTTACCCTCGTCCTTCTTGGCCTTGCCCTTGGCAACCAAGCCGACTATCACTTTGCCTGCCTTGACGTTAACAAGGTCTGACGCATCGCCATCAATCACCCTGCGCCCTTTGTAGTACTTAGGCATACCATTACGGAACACCACCGACATAGGCACATCAGACTTCAAAGCCTTGACCACTACCTTCTGATAGGCAGGCTCATTGCTATAAGAGAACATCAACTCATAGTTAGATGGAGTCTTACCCAGCCTTGACGCATTCTTGGTGTAGTCATAGAAGAAAATATCGGGAAACTCCTGTGGTATCCCATGCTTCTCCCACGGTATGTCCGACAATACATTGAGCCGCACCGCCGCCTTCACACCTTGGCGCTTGCAAAGCTTCTCAAAGTTTGTCAATTCCTTGCGAAGCTTGTCGAGGAACCCAGCCCGATCACCATGCCACCAATCAGACTTTCGTTGCCTGCCTGCCTTGACATTTGAGAATACGCCCATGCCTGCTGACTCCAAACAAGACTTGGCGCAGCCTGCCACGTTCCGATAGGGACAGAGTATATCGTCGGGCATGAGTGATAAACCTGCAAGCCTGTATTCTTGGCTACTCTTATCACTCTTCTTGAGCTTGGCGTTACCGCCTGTTGTATCAAGTAGTTTCATCCTCATCCTCCAATGAGTCCCAAACCTCGCGGCACTTAGGACAAACAAAAATTTCTGGGTTGTCTAGCCAGTCGCCAGCGTGGGCGTAGCTGTGGCCCTCTATGCCCTTGGCAACTCCGCAAACCGTAGCGCCTGCATAGTAACCTGTCAAAGTTATATGCTTCAATAGTAGCCTCCTTCACCCTTGTAATTGAAATTAGTTCGTGAACCATCGCTGAATGTCACGTATGTGTGCTCGTCATACACTTCGTAAGGCGGCTTGGTAAAAATTTTTACCTCCGCACCTTCATCAAACTGTCGGACTAGAGCGCCGTGATCGTCATACTTCCAGCGTATGCGTGAACGGTGTTGCCATTCCCAAAACTTTTCAGCCATTGTCATTTTCTTACCCTCACATTTCCTAACATTTGTTAGGTTTTACCTCAATTCTTCGATGATTGCAAATGGTGACGCAAAGCCTACAACCACAAACATAGGCCCAATAACAGAGAACATATCATGCACCACCATATCGGTGGCGTAGTATGCCCACGTCAAACAGATACCCGACCACATCAGAACGATTGATGTGATGATTGCGGATATCACTAGCATCGCTGTATTGAACATTTTCTATCCCTCAAAATTTTCTAACATTTGTTAGGTTTTTATTTCACTTGCTCCGGGCCAAGGGAGATCCCTCCGCTATCTTGGCAAGCTTGTAATGCTTTGGCACTACTCAATAACCACCATACGGTAGCTATTGGCTAGTGTCTAGCGTAGGCAGTTTAGCGCCATGCCTAGGGCGCGAGGGATTACCCTATACTTTAACTAATGGTGACAGTGCATCCGCTAGTGCGTCCTGATCTTCGGCAGGCAATGCCGCAGCTGCTTTGAGCGCGTTTATCAGTGCCAAAAGCTTTTCTGTCGGCTGCATCATTGTCGCCTCTAGAGCTTCGGCAATGTCTCCGTCCGTTGGCTCATCTTTTGCGGCTTTCTTGGCTTCTGCCATATCGGCCTTGGCCTGCAAGTAATCCTCATAGGATTCTAGCGCATACTCTACGCCCTCAACCGACCATGTAAACTCGCTAACACGCTGGGCCAAACTGCCGCCCTTTTCTTCTGTATAGGCGTTCATACTCTTAAAGCCTAAAGCCTGCGCGAATTCCTTGGTGGCCTGTTTCCACGCTGCTTTATCGTTACTGTTAATCGCTGGCTTTAGAACCTCAAACAATCTTGATGCTATTGTTGCGTTTCTATTGTCTAGCGTTTTAATAGCGGTAGCGATGCTGCGTATTTCTTTCTTATCCATTGTTTTGATCCCTCAAAAGTTTAGCCGTTATTGGCTTGGGTGATTTTATAAGCCGATGCACGTTTTCAAATATAGTGATTATTTGGACTAGGTTATATTCCTATTGGGAATGCTTGTAAGTACTTGAAAAGCTTGGGGAAAAAGCTTGTAAGTATTTTAAAAGATTTAAAAGAAAAGCTTGCAAGGCTAGAAGTTAACGCGGGGAGAGGATAGGTACTGAATGTTTGTACAGTACTGAAAAGCTGTACCTATTATAGGAAAAAAAATAGGGGTATTGGGAAGCTTGGGAGAATGCAATAAACGTGCCAAGTATTTGAAAAGCTTTGAAAGTTTGTGAGTAGTCACTAACCTTTACAAGCTTTTTAAACGCGCCACAAGATTGTCAAAGCTTTGGAATACTTGGAAAGCTTTTGAGTCCTTAAAGGAATATCTAACATTTGTTAGGCTTTTGCGCGTGAAGGCTTCAAAAGCTTGTGAGGGCTTGTGAAGATGGTGCGGCCTTTATGCGTGTGTCGTGTGTGTGCGCGTATCGCGTAGGCGCGTGCGGGGGCGCAGGTGGCCGTGGGGGGTGGGGTATATATATACTAAATCAAATACATTTTGAAAGCTTTTCAAGTTGTCAAGTCTTCACATATTGCGGCTCACCTGTAAAGCTTTAAAGTACATATATTGAGATCTATATAATACATACTTACACCCTCGGCGGCTGTTACTATAGTATAGGGTCGAATTTCACATTTGTCAAGTTATTTTTAAAATATTTAAAAAAAGACTTGACAAACTCTCAATCTGACCCTATACTGTACCACATGAACTCATATTTACCACAGACTAACAAAGAAAGAGAACTCACCGAAAAACAAGAAAAGTTTTTAAGATGTCTAGTTGAGACAGGAGGTGATCCAAAGTACGCAGCAGAGTTAGCAGGATATGCCGAAGGTAGCTATTTTCAAGTTATAAAATCTTTAAAGAATGAAATAATAGAACTGGCCTCTCAAATCCTAGCTCAGTCTGCACCCAAAGCTGCTTTAAAGCTTGTACAGGTTTTAGATTCTGATGATCCTATGCCACAAGCTAATGTAAAACTACAGGCAGCACAGACTATTTTGGATCGTACAGGTCTTGGCAAGCAAGATAGGCTTGAGGTAAACGTAGAAGCTGAAGGTGGATCGTTATTCATTCTCCCAGCTAAGGCTGTTGTAGAGGGTGAGTATGAAGTTACCCAAGACTAAACCTCGTACACAGGGTGTTGCTCCTTTTGGTTACACCGCTGATGTAGAGAATAAGCTTTTTGTACGTGATGAAAAGAAGTACAAAGTTTTAAAAGAAGTAGTAGAAGGAATTGTTGCTGGAAAGTATAAGTCTATACGTGAAGGTAAACTATTTGTAGAGTCTAAAGGTTACTCTATATCGGTACAGGGCCTCTCAAAGTACGTCAAGGAAGAAAGAGAGGATCAGGGTCAATCACCTAAGTACCGTTATAGTAAGAAACAAAAGGCTCAGATAGCTGCTAGGCGCTCTGTAAAAGAAAAACAAAAGCGCATAGAAATACTTGACAAAAAATTAAAGTCTGCAAAGGCTACACTTAATCAACAAACTAAGGTTCAATCTAAGTTAGATGAGCCTTTAGAAGCTTCTACAGATACTGGTAAAGTTCTGACAGAAGATGAGCTAGATCTATTAGCTCCTAATACAAAAAAGGTAATAGAAGATAAAGTTATCTTCAGACCGAATGAAGGGCCGCAGACAGACTTCCTAGCAGCCCCAGAAACGGACGTATTGTATGGTGGCGCAGCAGGGGGTGGTAAGTCCTATGCTATGCTTGTAGATCCCCTCAGAT